TGGTAAATATGGTAATTATATACTTGAGTCAGATATTTTTGGTTCAGATGCTATGCTACAACATGCTGATATGTTAATTGGTATTAATAGACCAGCTAAACAAAAGATTAGGTTCTATGGTCCAGATAGATATATCATTGAAAATGATAGAACCCTTGTATTACATTTTCTTAAAGCAAGAAATGGTGATGCAAGAATGAGTTTCTTTAAAGCTAAGTTTGAACAAATGAAAATAGAAGAAATGCAAACACCTGGACAACAGGATAGAAGGTAACATTAATGAATTTATAACTAAATAACAATAATATGGGATTAACACCCTCAGAACGCAAACTTAAAGTTGCAAAGTTAAAAGAACAGCATGAAGATTACTTTCAAACAGAAGGTAAGATAAATGCATTATATATTCCTAAGATGGCATACAGACCATCTGGTAAAGATGAACTATACATAAGTTTCTTTCCAAGTGAGCTTGAAAAAGAAATAGATGTATATACAGAATTTGTAAGTATTGATTATGATTCTGAAGATCCAAAGAGGACTCTATATTTACTTAAGTATAATCCGCACTGGAAATCTGAATATGAATTAATTACAAGTAACTCAGGATTTCAAAGACACATGGTTCCAGTAAATGAATTAAAAGTTATTAATGATATAACTTCTAGAGAAAAATCTATTATAAAAGAACCTAAATTTGTATCGGATATAAGTAAAACGTTATTTGATTTGCCAAATCCTGATGGAGGATCAACCACTGTTCTTGTAGATAAACTTGAAGAGATCAATCAAACATTAATCACATTAACCAAAGTAATCAATAAATTTAATAAATAAATCATGGCAAACAGCGTATTAGTTATTGCTGATTCAGGTACAGGAAAGTCTACTTCAATCAGAACATTAAACCCAAAAGAGACTTTTATTATAAATATAGCCAACAAACCTCTACCGTTTAAAGGTTGGAAGGGCATGTACAGTCAGATATCCAAAGATAATCCAAAAGGAAACTTGACATCTACAGCTACTGCACCTGGTATCATTAAAGCAATGAGGCATGTAAATGACAAAATGGATCATATAAAAAACATTGTAATTGATGATTGGCAATATATGAGTTCTTTTGAATATTTTGATAGAGCCAATGAAAAAGGTTATGATAAATTTACTCAGATTGCAGCTAACTTAGCTCAAGTTGCTAAGTTGCCTAAAGATCTAAGAGATGATTTAAATATATTTTTCTTGACTCACTCAGAAGATTCCACTGATATAAATGGTAATAGAAAAATCAAAGCAAAAACAATAGGTAAGATGATTGATAATACTCTTACTCTAGAAGGTTTGTTTTCTATAGTTCTTTTTGGTAAAGTAAATAAAAATGATGATGGTGTACTCCAATACGGTTTTGAAACTCAAAACTCAGGAGAAAACACATGTAAATCACCAATGGGTATGTTTGAAGATTTATTTATTCCTAATGATCTTCAATTTGTAAAAGATTGTATTGATAAGTACAATAAATAATTAATTAATTAATAAACTAAATTATGTTAAACACTAAAGACATGTCTGCTGGAACAGGCAAAGCTAAACCAGTAATTGGAACAGGCAATCAAAAAATTAAGATCAATTCTATTACATTTGATCAAACTCCATATGATATGGATGCATACAACATTACACTTCATGTAGAAAGTGAGCCTATGGATGGTGATTTTAATGGCTTTTTAAAAGATGTTAATAATCCAAGTGGACCACGTTTTGAAGGTCAAGTTGGTAGAGTAAGGTTCTCTCCTTATCCATTTAAAGATACTACATTACCTAATGGCAATGAGATTAGCCGTGATAATGAAGTCTTAAAGGCAATGATATTTTTATCAGAAACTGTTAATAAAAGAGAAGAACTAGATGCTATTGAGGCTTCTACTATAGAAGATTTTATGAGTAAAGCTTCAATTATTTGTTCTAATACAGGCTATATAAACGCATGTCTTGGAGCAAGAGAATGGGAAAATAGAGAAGGTTATGTAAATAATGATTTATTTTTACCAAAAAGGAATAGAATGGGCATTCCTTTAGAAGCTCTTGATGTACAAGATTCTAACCTTACAGTTTTTGATAAAACTGACAGCAATCATTTTAGACCTTTTATTAAAAAAGAAGCTGCTGTTGTTAATAGTTTTGAACCAAGTTCTACTTCAGGATCTGATTTTGAACTGTAATATTATAAATTAATTTAAGTGGGTTCAATTAATTTTGAGCCCACTTTTTTAATATATTAATTTTATGTTTAATACTAAAAATTTTATAGATAAATGGGAAAATGTACCCAGTACTTGGGTTTTTGAACATTACCTAAATTTACCTGAACTATTGATTGGTCAAGATATAAAGATCAAATCAATATTTAATCCTATGGAAAAGACACCGAGTTTTTGCATATATGTAGATCAATCTATAATGCAATATAAATTTAAAGACTTTTCAACAGGTAAGGGTGGTAGTAAAATTGACTTAATAAAGTTTATGTTTAACTTAGATGTTAATAATGCTATAACAAAACTGACTTCAGATTATAATAAATATAATAAATCATCACAAGCTATAAATAAAACAGTTAAATCTATAAATAGATGGAAAGTTGACTTTATAAAAAAAAGACAATGGACTAAGCTTGATAAAGACTTTTGGTTAAGCTTTAGAATAGGAAAAACATTATTAACTGAATATAACGTCAATCCAATTGAATATTATAATTTAATTAAAGATGGGTCAGACAAAATAGAATCACTTACAATAAACCCTAAGTGTGGCTATGGTTACTTTGATAAAGATAATGATGTATACAAGATATATCAACCTTTTAACAAAAAGTACAAATTCTGCAAAGTTAAATCTTACCTACAAGGTAAAGATCAGCTATCATATAACAAACCATACTTAGTTATATGCTCATCACTTAAAGATGCAATGTGCCTTAAAAGTATTGGTTACAATATTGATGTAATTAGTCCTGATTCAGAAAATACTATCATTAAACCTCATATTATTCAAAACTTTAAGAATAAATATGAAAAAGTAATTACAGTATTTGATAATGATGATGCAGGCAAGAAAGCTGTAAAAGTTTATCATGATAGATATAATATTCATGGGTTTGTACCTACTATAAGTAAGGATATATCAGATGCTATGAAAGAACATGGTTTTGAAAAAGTTCATGCTCATTTAAAACCTTTATTAAAATTGGCATTAAAACAATAATATGGAAAATAAAAAATGGTTTATACCAGGATCAGTACCAAGTAGTAAGAATGGCCGTAGATGGACAGGTAAATACTTTATAGCTAGTAAAGCTGTAATGAACTATAGAAAGATTGCTAAAGATTATTATGCAAAATATGCTGATGATTTTAAAGCTGAACTAGCTAAACATACATTACCAGCAAAAATATCTTTTACATTTGTTAGAGGCAGTCGCCATAAATTTGATTATATCAACCCTGCACAAACTGTGCAAGATGATATGGTTAAAGCAGGGTGGATTGAAGATGACAATGCAGAATTTATTTTACCTGCATTTGAACAATACAGTTATGATAAAGAAAAGCCGGGTGTATGGATAGAAATATTAAAAGAAAATAGTTTAAAAGATAATGAAAGATCAGGAAATACAAAAAAGATTGAAACAAGTTCTTCTAATAGCAAAACTAAAAGATCTAGGAGTAAGTGAAGTTGAAATAACTTTTTCAGGCTCCGGAGATAGTGGTGATATAGATGATGTAATTTATAGATACAAAAGTAAGAATAAGAAAAGTAATATAAGTTATTATATATCATCAAAAATTAAAAATAGTGATGAGAACATACTTATGCAATTAGCAATAGATATAATTGATAGTAAAATAGATACAGCTGGTGATTTGGTTAATAACAAAGGCTCTTATGCTTCAATGTATATTGATGTTTATAAACAAAGCTATGATTTATCATACAATAGACTAGTTGTACAAGAAAAGAATTATTCAAATGAAATGTTATTTACATGATATAGATTAATTAAAAAATTATGGTAAAAGAATTCAAAGTTTCAGATTTTAAAAATTTAAAAGAATTATTAAACGCATCTCATGAAGATGACATAAGTATTGGGTTAAAAAATATAAAAAGTATAAGCTTAGATCCAATATACATACTAATGTTAATTAAAATATCTAATGAATATACAAGAGAAAGAATATTAGATGAACACCAAGATATATTTTTGATGGATAAATTTTCTCATTATAAAAATAGATTAGATATAAATAAGCGTTTTGGTAGCCCTATAGAAATAAATGATATATGCTGGGATAATCTATATAATACAATTAAAGATCATTATTCACATGATTCTGAAATCATTAAAATATTTACAAAACAATTTACTAAAGAACTAACATCAACAATTACTAACATAATGCATTATAAATTTTTAGATGATATTAAATTTAATATAGTATGGTAAACATACAAGATCAGGTTGCAAGAGCAACCAAAAAGTTAATATTCACAGAGCCTTTTTACGGGCTCTTTTTAATTGGTATCAATAAACAATACAGTAAACGTATTTCTACGGCAGGAGTAAGTAAAAAAGGTATTGGTATGCAATTAACTATAAACCCAGAGTTTTTTAATGAACTTAGTGAGGATCATAGGTTTGGATTAATAAAGCATGAGCTATTGCATATTGCATTTGGTCACTTATTACTAAGAGACTTATATTCTAATCACAAGTTATTTAATATAGCTGCTGATTTAGAGATCAACCAGTACATACTGGAAAGTAAATTGCCTGATGGTGGTTTATTATTATCAAGTTTTCCAGAGCTAAAGCTTCCTATTAAAGCAGGTACTAAAAAGTACTATGAGATTTTAGAACAAGCTCAGGAAGATGGAACATCACCGTCTTTGGATAATTTAATGAATCAAATGGATGGTGAATCACAATATTGTCATAGTACATGGGAAGAATTTGATAGCTTACCAGAAGCTGATAAGAAATTGATGCAAAAACAAATAGAACATCAATTAAAAGAATCAGCTGAGCAAACAGAAAAGAGACAAGGCTCTATTCCTGGTGAACTTTCTGATTTAATTGAAAGATTAAGGCATATTGAACCAGCTAAATTTGATTGGAAAGGTTACCTAAGAAGATTTGTAGGTAATTCTAGTATAGTTTATACTAAGAAACTAAGACGTAAGTATAATAAACGTTATTCTGGTAGTCCTGGACTTAAGATTAAATTTAAGAATCATATACTAGTTGGTGTTGACACAAGCGGATCTGTAAACAATGATGAGCTAAAGGAATTCTTTAGTGAATTAGCACATATGCATAAAACAGGTCATAAGATTACAATTGCACAGTGTGATACAAGTTTAAGAAGTGTAATAGAATTTAATCCAAAAAAAGATTGGGAAATACACGGTCGTGGTGGAACAAGTTTTCAACCAGTAATTGACCACTTTAATGAAAAGAGAGGGGTTTATACAGCTCTAGTATATTTAACAGATGGTGAAGCAAGTAATCCTGATGATTGCCCTAAAAATACTTTATGGGTATTAAGCAGTATTTCTACTATAAACAATAGTTTACCAGGACAAGTAATAAAATTAAATTAAGATGGGAAGATATTATGAAGGTGATATTTATGGGAAGTTTGCTTTTGGATCTCAAGCAAGTAATGTTGCTGATAGATTTGGAGTAGTTGGAGTGCCAGATACTTTAAATTATTACTTTGATAAAAGTGATTTAGAAGTTCTTGAAACTGAACTTCATAGCATAGAAGATTCATTTAAAGATCACAAGCTAGCTCTTATAACATATTATGATTTATTTAACTTAGATAATGATCATCAAACTTTAGATGATGATACACTTGATTTTCATCAATATATTAGTAAAGCAGGTCTACCACCTCTAAAGTCAGAAGAAATTTCTGAATACAATGATTATCATTTAGGTAGGAAAATATTAAAAAGTATTAAGGATCAAGGATCTTGTAGTTTTACAGCAGAATTATAAATAAAAATTAATAAAATTAAATTAAAATGGCACAAGTAAATTTAAATGCAACAGAATTAAAAGGATTTATAAATCATATAATAACAAACAACAGATACTTACAAGAGTCAGGTAAAAGTCCTGTATCTGTAGAAGTTGTAGGTGAATCTGGTATTGGTAAAACTTCTACTATAGTAGAACTTGCTAAGGAAAATGAATTGAAATTTGTAAAGTTAAATCTTGCACAAATAGAAGAATTAGGTGACTTAGTTGGTTTTCCAGTAAGGCAGTTTCAAATGTATAAGGAAAAGAAAGTGGCTGTAAAGCAACAAGATAACATTTCCATGGTTACAGCTACACAAAGAGCAGCTGGAAATAGTTTAGCAAGCTTAAACCAAACAGTTACAAAAAAAATTGGTCAATGGGTTGATGAACTTGCAGTACAAGAGTATCTAAAGCAAGGGTTTAAGATGACTGGTAAAAATAGAATGTCTTATTGTGCACCTGAATGGATTGCTGATGCAAAAGCTGGTGGTATCTTATTATTAGATGATTGGAACCGTGCAGACACAAGGTTTATTCAAGCTGTAATGGAGTTGATTGATAGACAAACTTATATTTCATGGACTCTACCAAAAGATTGGCATATAATTTTAACAGCAAACCCGGATAACGGAGACTATATGGTTAACAGTGTAGATAGTGCACAGAAGACTAGATATGTAACCGCAAATCTTAAGTTTGATGTTAATGTGTGGGCACAGTGGGCAGAAGGTGCTGGTATTGATACTAGATGTATTAATTTCTTGTTGCTTCATCCAGAGCTTGTAACACAAGAAACAAATGCAAGATCTATTACTACATTTTTCAATTCAATTTCAAGCTTTGATAAATTTGAAGATAATCTATCACTAATTCAAATGATTGGAGAAGGTTCTGTTGGTGATACTTTTGCTTCTATGTTTACAACTTTTATTAATAACAAACTTGATAAACTAGTGACACCTAAAGATTTACTAACTCATGATAGTGAATCTTACATACTGGGAGAGCTTAGAAGTTGTATTGGTAAAGATGACAATTACCGTGCAGATATTGCATCAACATTGGCTACAAGATTAGGTAATTATGCTATTGTGTACTCTAATGAGAATAAAATAGTACAAAAGATTACTGATAGGCTTAAAGCATTATGCACTGAGGATTATTTTACTAATGATCTTAAGTATTTAATTGTACGTACAATCTTTAATGGTAACAAAAAGAAGTTTAATAAATTAATGATGATCCCTGAGATTGTTAAAATGACAATGAAATAAAATTATGGCAAATAAATCAGTTTATCAAGATTTTGATGCTGATGCTTTAAAGTACTTTGGATTAGAAAGTGACACCATTTACGGTGTCCTTTCTACTTCAGTACAAGTAAATAAAGTATTATGTACTCAAAATGCTGAAGCTTATGAAAAAATACAAAGCATATTAACAGTACCAACTGAAGATGTGACTACGTTTATAAATAAAAAGAAAGCTTTTATTTTACCTAAGTGTAATGTATCTCAAGATAGATTAAAAGCAGCTCTTAAAGAAAATAATATAATTGTAATAAATGACTATAGAAAAGCAGATCTAATTATAGGACATGAAGGTATATTTAAATGTACATTAGAAAATGGAGATAATATACCTTCTACTTTAATGATGAATAAATTATGGAACTATGAAACAGCTAAATGTGTAAGTACAGATACAGATTTTAAGAAAATAGCAATTTATAATTCAGGTTTATCAGTTCTAGTAACTAAATATCTTACTCAAGGTTTCTCATACTATAGTTTAAATATTGATGATTCTTTATATAATACATATATGTTGACCGGCATGGCCGTTAATCTGGCTTATATTATTGATTCAAAAAGTGTAAGTGTTATAGATCCTGAAACAGTATTGCAAGGCTCTGCAAATAAAATAACTCTTGATGATCAGTTAGTAGAAGATCTTATTGAACAAGTAAATTCTAATAAAGATGATAAGGCATTAGCTATTAAAGTTATACCTACCATAAATTATAATAATAAACATCATTTAATATGGAAACTTTCTAGGGAATGTGGTGATATACTACATGCAAAAAGATTAGATAAAGATCTTAAATATTGGATTAATGAGTCTAAATTTAGATTATTTATGAGAAAAAGTGCTGAAGAAATGATATTGTGGTTAGAAAGGAATGATAAACTATGCAAAGAATCTTTTAAGTATTTAGAACCAATTGCAAGAGAAGAAATATTAATTTACAATAGACGCTTTTATACATTTAAAGTATGTATAAAAAAAGAATATCAAAATTATTTAAAATAAAATTATGAAAAATATATATAACGTAAAAATAAATCTTGAAAATTTTTCTGATGGTGCGTTATCACTTTTTGCTGATGATATATCATATGAAGACTCAGAAAAAATATGGCTAATCTCTTCTAATAATTGGGAACTTAAAGAAGATGATTTTAAAAGTTTAGGTTTTAATAAACTTTTTAATTTCAATTCAGTATCCCTTCAAGATAAAAAACTATATAGATATCCAAATTTAAGTTTACCTAGACAAAAAGTAGACTTAATAAAAGAAAAGTTTAATTGCACTATCATAAGAAATTCAAAGAAAGCAGACATTCATATTACTTCTTTAAATTTTTTATCTAAGCTTATAGGTCATGGAGAATGGAACACATGCATTCCTTTTTCCTCTGCGTTTAAAGTATTTAAGTATTTTAAAGATGAGAATTTACTAAGTGATTGTGCTTTAAATAAAATAAAAAGTTTAATTGATGATGTACCTCATGACTGTATGATAAATTTTATGTTAACTCCTTCATATAGATACTCAGGCTATAATCAAACCGTAAGAACAGCTGGTATGGTAATACGAGATAAAATTTATAATGAGGTAAGCATTAAAAAAGATGAATGTCTACGTAGGTCTTTCACTTTAAATAAAGAAAATCAAAAAGACTACATTGCTTTACTTAGTTCTTCTGCTCAAGTTATATTAGACTCTGATGTATGTAATATTATTGATGAAGGATTGGCTATTTTGGAAACAAAAGAATATGATAGTATAGAACTTATGTCAAAAAGCCAAAGTATTGATGACAGAAGTTTAGCTTTAGAAATGCTAGCTAACTGTAATATTGATAAATCATATGATGTTGTATCAGGAATTTATTACTGGAACTATGAATGGTTAAAAAATACAAGGAACTGGAATACAGTAAATGTAAAAGCATTTAGAAACAGAATGAAAGAATATGATGGTAATCATAATGCTAGTTCTATACGTGCGTTTAATGATTATATTATGCTTCTTGATAAAAATAAAAAACTTACAGAATATGCAGTAAATAAAACTAAAGAAAAGTTATACAGTACATTATTAAATAAATTAATTGGTGAAAACGCAGATGTTTTCAAAATAAATTTAGATTCATTGTTTATTACAAAGGAATTAACTAATAAAATTATATCAAATGATTAAAAACTTAGATAAAGAAGAAAA